GGCCTATTCACATAGATTCATTCGATCCTGGAGGAACAAAGTGTCTTCTCGATTTAATTGAGAAAGGTGACATAGTTGCCGATACGAGATGGGAACGAGATGATCCTTTCGATCCTACATCATTCGCAGAGTGGATGAAAGCTGTTGATATTCGTAGTGAGATAGGCTACTTCGATCACTTCGGAACCTACTGCCTCGATAGTGCCACTACCTTCGGAAATGCTGTAATGGGCTATGGTATGGCAGGGAGGAATAGAGCAGGTGAGACCCCTCAGATGCGTATTGACTATATGCCACAAAAGACGTACATGATTAACTACATCCGTAAGTTAATGAACCTCCCCTGCGATTTCATCTTAACTGGACACCTCAGGGAAATTCGCAAACTCGTCCGAATTGATGCTAAAACTGGGATCGCTAACGAGGAAATCAAGTATCGGTTCTTCACAACAGGGGATGCGGTAATGACTATTCCATTACTCTTTGACGAAATCTACGTCATTGTCGGGAGAGGTGAGGGCCCTGAAGGACCGAAACGTGAGATGTTAATCGACTCCCTCGGCACCTACATTGCACGTTCTCGCCTCAAACGCAACGGTATACTGAATGCAGTGGAACCTCCAGACATTCGTGCTCTGTTGAAAAAAGCAGGACTTGACTGGCAGGACAAATCGAAACTGGAACTTTAGTTCATCCAAATTTTGGACAAACCAAACGAAAGGAGGTGAAACACTTTGGCAATTACTAGTAGTTAAACCATTAATCTTTAAACTAAAATTTTCCATAAAGGAGAAAAGACTATGGCACTAACAGATTATTCTGATTTTGAAAAAGAGATTGAAACTTCTCAGGAACCTACCATTCTCGCCAGAGGGAGGGAAGCCAAGGTTCGCATCATCGCTATTCGTGAAGGTGTGTCTGAGAAAGTGAACTGCCAGTGGTATCAACCTATCTTCGATGTCCCTGCCGAACCGATGGTTATAGAGTTTAATGACTTCTTCTGGGACCTGGCAGATGCCAAGAACAAAGTCGAACCAAAGCAATTCACTCGTTCCTTGAACAAATTCAAGAACTTCGCTGCTGCTTTTGGCATCGACTACTCTCGCCCCTTCGATTGGGAATCCCTGATCGGTCTCGAAGGTTGGGTAATTGTAGGGATTAAGAAAGATGACGAATTCGGAGACAAAAACACTGTCGCTAAGTACGTAGCGAAGAAGTAGCTGTCTAGATGCCCCTGCGGTGTGGAAGGACACACAGAGCAAGAACCTCCGGCAATGGTCCGGCCATGCATTCGAGCATGATGAAACGGAAATCGAAGTCATTGCATTAGTCGGTGTCGAAACCGGCCAGGGGCAACAAAAGGAGAAGTGATGGGCTATCAATGGGAAGAAATACCAGAAACGGCTCTATCTCGAATGCCTATTTATGGTGGGTGGCTGGTGATGATCTTAGAAAATGTATTCCAGTCAGATCGAGGCACCTGGGGCTGGGACTACAGACCAGCCCTCACTTTTGTTCCTGATCCAAACCATGAGTGGAAGACTCCACTGGAAAAGGAGGAGTAATAATGAATACTGAAGAATTTAACATCCAAGTTGAAAAATCCTTCCTCCGTAGCAAAAACACGTTACTGAAAAAAGGAAAAGAATACGCTACGGAAACAGGTGATCGACTTGATCAGTTCCATCGAGCAGGTGCAACTCAAGGCATTACGCCAACTTCTGCTCTCATCGGTATGGTAACTAAACATATAACCTCAATCGCTGACATGGCTAAAGAACCAGAAAATTATAACCTCAAGCAGTGGCATGAGAAAACTGTGGACATCCGCAACTACACATTCCTCCTTGAGGCGCTGTTAGTTGATTTAGGCATTGTCTAAATAATAGGTAATGGATCGGAGGTGAGTCCACCTATTTAATCAACTAACATATCACCATCTATTTCAAACTGGGATCAGTTTGATTAAAGTCTGATGAAGGGCTGATTAGTGAGATGGAATCTGCAACTGTACCTCCACAACAGATAAGGGATGCGACAGTTGCTCTCCATCTCACATATTTTATTAGGAGGGAAAATGGACTGGGACAAATACTTTCATAACGTCTGTGTTACAATAGCCACGAAATCCCCTTGTCTGTCACGCAAGATAGGAGCCATTTTAGTTTTCGAAAACTCCATCATTTCCACCGGCTACAATGGCCCTCCAAGGGGTATTCCACACTGTGGACATAATCGCTTTATGGTAGACTCATTATTACTAAAGGCTAACGAAGTGGAATTTCAAACTGAATACATTGACCATAAACGCTTTTATAAAGAATGTCCTCGCAAAGTCATGGGGTTCAGTTCAGGTGAAGGTATGGAGTGGTGCACTGCTCAACATGCAGAAGAAAACGCAGTATCCAACGCTGCGAGGAATGGTACTTGCGCAAGGGGCTCCATACTTTACATGAACTCTCTCATCCCATGCCAGAAATGCTTCGGCACTTTAATTAATGCAGGGATTGTTGAGATCGTTGTTGAAGACAATACACCTTATGACATTCACTCTCGATTTATAATAAAGTTCTCAGAGATTAAAATTAGGAGGTTTAACTTATGACAGTTCTCATTCTTGGTTCAGATGGCTACATAGGTCATACATTAACTCATCATCTCCTCTCCCTCGGTCATAAAGTCGCTGGGCTTGACAACTACTGTCGCAGAGTAAGAGTTGAAAATATGGGAAGTAATTCACTAACTCCAATTGGATCTCCTAGTGGACGAATCGCTGAACTGAAAAACCGTTACGGAAGTAACTTCATCCACTCAATGGAATGTAATTTAGGAATAGACTCACCTGTTTATCTTCGGAACTATCTCTCAACAATCAAACCAGATGCTATCATCCACCTTGCTGAACAACCTTCAGCTGCATGGTCTATGATCAGTCCTTCCTATGCTGCTCGAACACAGCAGGAGAACATCATAGGGACGTTGGACCTCCTTTGGTCAATGAAAGAGGAATGTCCTGAAGCGCATCTTATTAAATTAGGGACGATGGGAGAGTATGGAACACCCAACTGCGACATATCTGAAGGGAAGATTCCTGAGGATTGTATAGGCGAAATCCAAGATGAATATACAGGAGCAGTGGCTGAATGTCCTATGGCTGATCTCCTTTTCCCTCGCACTGCAAATTCCTTCTATCACCTTTCCAAAGTCCATGACACTCACAATATCGAGTTTTGCTGTCGAAACTGGGGATTCCGCTCCACTGACATCATGCAAGGGATTGTGTTTGGTCTGCCAAACAGCTGCCTAACTCGTTTCGACTATGACGAGTGCTTCGGTACAGTAATCAACCGCTTCATCGTCCAAACCCTGGCCAAGGAACCTCTCACCGTCTATGGTTTAGGTAACCAAATACGTGGTTACTTAACCATTGAAGACTCGATCAAATGTATAACAATCGCACTTTCAAATCCACCAGAAATGGGAACCTACAGAACCTTCAATCAATTCGCTCAAACCTTCACTATCAATGAACTTACTGAGATGGTATGTGAGTCAGCAAAGATTCTTGGAATCACAGTTCCAAAAATCTCTCACATTGAAAATCCTCGAAATGAGGCTGAGATACACTACTACAATCCAGTTCATAGTAATCTATCAACCCTCGGTTTCGTCCCAGATTTAGACTTCCAAAACTCAATTACTATAACAATGGAGAGGTTAATGCCCTACTCCTACGATATTATTAAGGACGTTCTCAACCCTAACATTAAGTGGAGGTAACTATGCTAATCAACGAAGACTATCGCCCTCGCTTTTCATTTGAAGTAACTGAAGAACAAAAACTCCGTGCTGATCGTCTCATTACACAGTATGGACTTCGTAAGGCTCTGTTCCAACATATCCTTGATGATGTCCTTGATTTGATCGAAGAGCGTGGAGGAATAGCGATTGGCATCTTAATGTCCGGCGCTGTAAAGCCAAGGGAAATTCTTCCTACTATGCACGCTGCGGATAAAGAAGGGAGGAAAGATGGCTGATTTGGAATCTCTTAACTACACTTCAATAACAGACATGAGCACAGACGAGGCTCTCGAACGCCTTCGTCAGATTCGTCTCAGTCGCAGAACACCTGAAGTAAGAAAGAGTACAACGATAAGAAGTAAAAAACAACTTATACCCAAAGTCGATACTGATATGGCAGCTGAGTTGTTAAAACTAATCAAAGGAGAATAACGGCTATGGCAATAGATGTAGGAAAAGTTGGAATGATTCCTATTACAGCAGTAATTGTTGATGATAGGGCAAGGAAAGTAATGGGAGACTTAGTTGGCCTTGAAGAAAATATGAAGGAGAGTGGACTCATAGCTCCGTTAGCAGTAAGGGACAACGAAGATGGGACTTATAAACTCCTTGCAGGCGAACGGAGGTATACGGTTCTCCTTGCCAACCAAGTGCTTGAAATCCCAGTCCGCATATACAACAGAGATCTATCTGAACTCGAAATGAAGATGATTGAGAAGGCCGAAAACTTCTGGCGTAAAGATATGGAGTTCTACGAATTAGATCAACTCACCTTAGACATCCATACTATGCAACAGGAAACTCACGGTGTTAAAGCGCCTGGACCTGGGGCTTCAGGCTGGGGAATGCGAGACACTGCAGAAATAATAGGTGCTAAATCACCTACTGAGGTCTCAGAAGCAATCAAGCGTGCAAACGCTCGTGAGGCATTTCCTGAGTTATTTGAAACCTGTCGAACCGCTTCAGATGCATCTAAGATTCTTAAAAAGATCGATGAAGCAGCGATGAAGCAAGCAATAGTTGAACAACTCGAAGTACATAAAACTGACAGCACTGTTCATCAGTTATCAAAGTGTTTCGTGGTTAAGGATTTCTTCGAAGGAATTAAAGAAGTCCCTGACAGCATAATCCATCTCGTCGAGATCGACCCTCCTTACGCTATCGACTTGACGGGTAAGAAGAAGAAAGATGGTGAGTCATCGTACATTTTGGAAAACTATAACGAAATTCCAGTCGAGGAATACCAAGTTTTCCTTGCAAAACTTTTCGCTCAATGTTACCGAGTCATGACTCAGCATTCTTGGTTAATCTGTTGGTTCGCTCCTCAACCATGGTTTGAGATTGTATTCCAGGAATTGAACAACGCTGGATTTTCAACCACTCGAATGTGTGGTATCTGGACTAAGGGCATTCCAGGTCAAAACATGAACCCTGCAGTTCGGCTATCAAACTCCTACGAAATGTTCTTCTATGCGTGGAAAGGACAACCTGCCCTCAACAAACCTGGACGTGCGAACCATTTTCACTTCTCACCCGTTCCTGCTAATCAAAAGACTCACCCAACAGAGCGGCCAATCGAACTGATGAAAGAAATCTATGAAACATTTGCCTTCGCAGGTTCCCGTATTTTAATTCCTTTCCTTGGATCAGGTAATGGAATCTTGGCTGCATCCCAACTCGGAATGACAGCGACTGGATTTGAACTTTCAAAAGCCTACAAGGATTCCTTCCTTGTCAAGGCTCATTTAATGAATCAATAGTTCATCCAAAATTTGGACAAACTGGAGGTTAGCCATTGAAACGTCTCTACGTACCACCTTCTGGGAATACCAAAGCTAAACTCGCTATCGTTGGCGAGCAGCCTGGTGTACAAGAAGCACAAGCTCGTCCTCCTAAACCCTTCATTGGTCCTACAGGGAAAGGCCTTGATGAATGTTTAGGTATTACGAAAATCCTTCGCAGTTCATTGTATCTAACAAATGTAATCAAAGATCTCGATGCACCCCTTAAACACTACATAGACCTTGACGAGAAAGGTAAATACACTATTCACCCTGAAGGCTACCAATACATACAAGAACTCGGAGCGGAACTATCTCAACTCAACCTCAACTGCGTCGTAGCACTTGGCAACATAGCGTTACTCGCTCTAACAAATCGCATAGGGATTACAAAGTGGCGTGGTAGTGTCCTTGAATCCACTCTCGTTCCAAACCTCAAGGTCCTCCCAACTTTCCACACCGCTACCTTCATCCCTCCAAAACTAAACTTTCTCAACAAACCTTTAATCTGCGAGGATTTACTCCGAGCTAAATACGAATCTGAATTTAAAGAAATAAGGAGGAAAGAACGAAATGTCATCACTAGACCTTCATTTGGAAATTGCATCAGATATCTTCAACACTGTCTTGACCTTGGAACAAGAGGCACACTCATCTCCTTGGACATCGAAGTCATTAATAGAGAGGTTGACTGTGTATCAGTCTGCTGCGATAGCAGCGAATCAATTTCTATCCCATTTAGATATTCCCAAGGAGATTACTTTACCCCTGATCAGGAGTTGGAGATAATGCTCCTCATCGCTCACATTATTCAAGATGATCGAATCCCCAAGGGAGGTGCGAACTTCATTTTCGATCTCCAATTCCTATTTCGTAAGTATGGAATCCTCCCTCGGGGACCTATCCACTGTACACAGATAGCACAGAAAATAAGTTTCCCTGATCTCCCTGCGGGTCTAGATGCTGTCACAACTATGTACACTGACATTCCTTACTACAAACAAGACGGGAAGCAGTGGATTAAGATGGGCTCCGGATCATGGGAAGAGTGGTGGAACTACAACGGTCTCGATGCTATTGTCCCTATCGAATCCTTCCCAAAGCAATTCGAGACACTCCGTAAACAGTTTAACATTGAAACCTACGAACGTCAGCGGAAGTTAATCTCTCCTCTCATCTATATGTCTGAGCGTGGGATCAGGATTGACGTTGAAGGGATGATTAAGTACAAGGAAGAACAGGAAAGTGAACTCAGATCCCTCAATCAGGCATTGATAGATGAAGTCGGCTATGAAATAAACTACAACTCTCCTCCACAGATGATGAAGTACTTCTATAAAGAATGTAAAATCAAACCTTATAAAAATAGAAATACGAAAGGTGAATACCACGAAACTTCCAACGTAGATGCTCTCAAGCGCATCTTTCGTCTAAACGTTAAGGGATCAGCAGCAGCCCGCATCATGCTTGATATTCGTAGTCTAAGCAAGCGCATTTCAACTTACCTAAACATAGAAAAAGTCGATAACGATGGGAGA